CCGGAGTTGCCCCGCCAATAACTGCATTATCAATCGTACCAGAGTTGATATCTACTGACGAAGCATTTAATACAGTAAATGTACCTGCACCTGCTGCGTTACCACCAATTGTAACGCCATCAATTGTACCTGCGTTAATATCGGCAGTATCTGCAACGAGAGAGTCAATGTTAGCAGTGCCATCTAAGAATAGATCTTTAAACTCTGCTGTGGTAGAACCTAAGCTAATATCATCGTCTGTGGTAGGAAGAATAGCACCATCAACTAAAGAAAATTGTGTAACAGCAGCAGAGCTAACATTAATCTTAAAATCAATTTGATTGAGAGAGGTATTAATAAGAACTTCGTTATGTCTGTTAGGATCAGCAATCAGTGCAATAAGTGGACCTTCGTTTGCGGTTCCATCATGTCTGTGACCAGTGCTTGCATTAAAAGCCGCAAGAACTTGGTTAAACTCAGCGTTCAACGGTGGTGCAGAAACAATCTCACCGTTTACTATCTGAGCCGCTGATTGTCTACTATAACCTGCCATTTATCTGTATCCTGCTGGTTGCCAAGTCAAGCCCCACCCCTGAATACTATAAGGAGCTTGAGTTCCAAACGATGTAATAACGAGGCCCATCGCACGGCCTGATCCCTGAAGTTGTTTCTCTAAAACTGGACTTGAAGATCCACCAAAAGTAAACGTAGATCCGTATGTGCCGCCAGTAGTAAAGTATCTTAATAAAGCGCCCTGAGTTGATAAAGTGTAACTTCCTGGGTTTAATTTAGCGGGATCGTCCCAGTCAAAGTATACTGCCATATTAAAATCTGCGCTTCCTTCTGGCCTAGTAAAAAGAGAAACCTTTTGAAATGTTTTTCTTTTCTCTGTACTATCGAAATAGAAAAAAGGTGTTGCGTAAACAGCTAGAATATCTTCTCCAGCAAAGTCACTGCCTATCTCTTGTTCAAAAACATTACCATTAATATCGCCGTGCAACACTCTTTCAACATTATTAATTAGACCAGAGGTAGCAACAAAAGATCTGATACCTAAGAGTTCTCCAAATTCCCAACCAACTCTGTTATCTGCAAAACGTAAGCCCCCGATAATCCCTTGAGCATCTGCTTGAGCTACAGTAGAGGTAGGGAAGAAATATCTAAACTGAGACTTATTTCTAATGACAACACCGTTTAATAGTGATAAGTCAAAAGTTTCTGGTAATCGTCTTAGAACCTGCTGAATTGGTTTAGAGATGGTTTGCAGTTCAACGTCACCGATTCTTGCTGTACCCTGGATAGGTCGGATACCATCTGATGCTAAGAATAGAACGTCACCACCAATCTCAATTACGCTATCGGTTGCAATACAGCCGGTGTTATTTGCAACTTCAGATAAAACAAAGTCAGTAGCGTTATTCCCTGTAATTCTTTTAATTTTATTTTTACCAAATACAAACAGAGAGTCTCTAAATTTAGCGAGGGCTGTTACAGGAAAGCCTACATTGACTACACCACCACCGCCACCAGTAGTAAATTTTAAATCTGTATTAGGCTCACTAAAAATAACATTGTTAGGATTATCGGGATTACCTGCTACAAAAACATGATTTCTAAAATCCGATACAAGAGCCACACCACTTAGATCACTATCTGAGGCATAGCTATAAAAGAAGTTTACAGCAGAGCCACCTACAGCAGTTTGATTAGCAGCAGATGATGGGGCTGAAAGATTAAACGTAAACCCGTTTGCAGATGTAACCGTAGCTACAGTAAAGTCTACGCTGTTAGCCGTCTGATTACCAAGGTCCACATCAATGTTGCTAAACCTTGCTGTATCACCTACAGTAAGTCCATGACCTGTTGATACAACTGCTACAACTGCTGACCCACTAGTTGTTGTAAACGGATTTGTTAGTTGACTATTTGTATCAGTGCTGCTAGTACCTTGGTTACTAAACACCTCTATAATTGTTGCGGTCGATTGTCTAAAAGGTTTATTTACACCGTCTACACCAAACACAACTTCTTTACCTGTGAAGCTATGTTCTGTTGTTCTGATTCTGCTAACCCCAATAGCTGATCTGGTGTGTATACTGGACGCAGTAGAAATATTAGTCCAGCCAGATGTTGAGGTATGTTCAAAGATCGAATAGAATTTACTTACTGTGTAACTAATATTAGCGGCAGAACTGACTTCCGTAGATGCTGCTGCACTAGACGATAGAAAGGTAAAACCATTTGCGCTAGTAACTGTAGCAACTGGAAACTCTTTACCTGTAAAAGTTAAACTCCCTAAAGTGCTAACATTAACAAAAGAAATTAACTGGCCTGTTGATAAACCATGTGCTGTAGATACAACAGTTACTGTAGTGCTTCCTGATGATACTGATACGGCTCCAGCAGGAAGAGTTGCAGATGTAGAATCAACAGCGTTTCGTCTAGCAGCGTAAACTTTATCTTGGTGAATCCAAAGACCTAAGACTGCGCCAGTACCAGGAACTGTAGGATTAGATGAGTCAAAAGCACTAAAACCATTTATTCGTCTATAACCACCAAACTGAGAAATCTCAAAGTTAGTTAGTCGGATGGCTGATCCTGGTTGAGTAGCAGCAAGTGTGAGCGCATCTTCGTTAGTGTAAAGACCGCCCCGCGCTATGATGGTGGCATCGCGGAGATTGTCAGTCATTACTTATCACCGTGCGGGTAATTAATTAACCTGCTTACTCTCGTATCTCTTACATCAGTAAATCTGTTAACTAACAACTTCCGCATATTTTCTACACCTTTTTCAAATCGTTGTCTAGCAATAGCGGCTTGTTGAGAGTTATCTCGAAACATATATGCTTGGAACATAGCACCATCAATTACGACGTTTTTAAAACTATCAGGAACAGCCATCGTATCAGAGTGATTTACCAAGTCAGTTTGAAATTTAAAATAATCATAGGAAATTGTGTATGCTTTATCGGGGACGGGGCTAAAGCCAACTCTATTGTCCAAAGTCCTATAAACGTAGTTAGGAGTATCAAAGTCACCTACATTTGCATTTTCATCACGCTCATAAAATCTTTGGATAAACGTATCAAAGTTAATTTCTCTGAGCCGTTGAGCGTCGATACCATCGGCAGTGCTTTTACGGATTCTAAATGTATCCAGATCTGCTGACTTCATATCACTTTCGAGGGCGTATACAGCAGTGCCTGTAGATGTTGTAATATTAGCTGTAGCATGATTAAATGGAAACTCAAACTGCTCCTGCCCTACCTCTTGAAGAGAAACATTTACAGAGTCTTTAATCTGAGAATGAAAGCCAACCACTGTTAAAAAATCAGCCGTAGTCACCTGAACTTCGTTGAGGCGCTTTGCTACATCATTAACAAGTGTAATAAAAGTTGTTGCCATTTATGCTGCTTTCAACCATTTAAGTGGTACGTCTGAACCTAATGAGTAAGATCCTTTTTTAATATCAGCGTCTACCGTCGTCGTAAATACAGAGTTTCCGTATGCACGAAATATAATATTTTTATCCCTAGACAGGATTTGAATAATTTTAGTAGCCTCTTGGGCCATGCCTAAGTATTCAGCATTTGTTTGGAATTTTAAGCCCCGTGCATGGTCATTTACAGTGATTTTAGGGTGATCATTCTTAATAAAGTTATTACGATTTACATTTAAAATCATAGTACCGTCAGGATCTTCTTTAAAACCACAATCAAATCCTGTAATGTGTATTTCTTTGTAGCCTAACCATGCACATAAAAATAAAGCTTGAGCAGTAGAATTAGAACCACCTGCAATTACATTAGGAGGCATCCACACATTTGAAGAAATAGTATTAAACTTAAAAACTTTGCAGCCTTTAGCTACATCAAATACTTCAGGTTTAATTTGAGTTGAGAACAAGTAGTTTGTTTTTTTATTTTTCCAAACTCTGTTAGGTTCGTTATCACCTGCATCAACATGAATACAGTAATGTGGTGTAACGCCTATGTTCTCTAAATACTCTACAGTCTTAGATGCGAAAATATCCCCTTTCCAATTTTGGATAAGAGGATGGAACTCCCTGATAGAAGGACCGCCAGCACAAATTAAAACTTTGTCTTTTCTTTTTCTAGCACTATTTTTTAGTTTATAGATCCAGGGAACTTTTTGATCTTTATTTATTTCATAATGTTTTTTTAATGTTTCATCATCAATAGAACATTTAAGTGTAATTCCCATGAGTGCTCCTATAAAGTCGGGGAGGCCCGTTAAGACCTCCCCTATCTTAGTTAGGCAAGAGTGTCTCGGTCCACTTCATTTGGACCCAGTTTCGTGGTGCAATCAGTCATGAATGCGATAACACGAATCTTACCAGTGGCAACCGCAGTGTCACCAACAGTAGCGAGTTTAACGTCGATAGTGTCAGCAGCAGAAGCTGGGTTAACAGTGTTTGCACCAAAAGGAGCAAGGCCGTTAGACCCGATTGCCATGAAACCAGTGGTGGCAGCATCACCGCCATCAATGAAGTCATCGCCAGCCGCAACATCAACATCAACGGTAGCAAGTGTACTGTTTACGGCAACGACGCACTCAGCAAGCGCACCATGCAGTAGCGTATTTGCAGGGACATCAATAACTTGGAAAATGTCACCAGCTGCTAATGCGGAGCCTTTAGCAGTAGTTGCCTCAGCAAAGTCAAGCGTGAACTCAACGGTGTAAGGCATCTGAGCGCCCATGCGGGACTTGTGGTTAATGGAGGTGGCTGCGCCATTTGCAACACCACCAACAGTCATATCTACTGTAGCCATGTTCTATCCTCCTTATGAATGCAGGTTGTAGGCTGCGGTAATAATTGCTTCAGGGCGAAGCAGCTTACGACCGTACATGTGCAAACCACGTACAACGTCTGCAAAGCTATCGTTGTCACGATAAGTCTCAACTTTTTCGATTTGTGAAGCTGTAGCAACAGCCGAATCATGACCGGCAAGAATGACACCGAAGTTCGAGGATGAACCAGCAGCGGCAGTCGTGCCTGGGCCTGTGCCAAGAGTTGGCAGGTTATTCGACATGTAGATACGGAAGCCACGAATCAAACCGTCCATGACGCGACCATTGCGAAGGATATCACCAGCATCCTGGCGACCAGCAAAGTCGTTGTTCAACAGTTTCGAGTTTTCATCGTTAAGGACTTCAGCAAACACGGGATCGACAACAAGCCAGCGACCATCACGGTCAACATTCTGTTGGTCAAGTCTACGAGCCATTCTATTCAAGACAGCCAGAGCCGAAGAGTTAGTGCTCGTCGGAGTAGCAGTAATCGGAATAGAGTTAGCAGTGGTAGAACCAATACCCATGTCAGTGGATGTCAGCTTCATGCTGTTCAAGATACCGTCTGCATCAACAGTGCTGATTGGGTCAGTACCGGACTTATCGGCAGCAACACGGGCTGTATCAGCGTTGCCATGCAAAGCAGACTGCTTAAAGCCAGCCATGTAACCAAAGATCTCTTGGTCATACTGGTCACGCAAGCGATAGCCAGCGCGGTCAGTTGCCAAAGATTCAAAGTTAATGTGGCTGTGGGCTTCTTCGATGTCGTCAATCTTGAACGCAAAGTAGTTAGCCTGGTCGACAACGAGGGTGAAATCCTCATCGTCTAGCTCTTGTGGAACAATCTGCGTCCCACGAGAATATTCTTGAACCGAAATTTCTGGTTCTTTGATGATACGTACAGTGTCACCAAAGTTGGCGATTTCGCCAAAGTAATCGTTGTTAGTAATATCCTCAACAACAGATACTTTTCTAAAGGCAGTTTGGACCTTCTTGGAATAGATAATCGGCGAAAAATTGCCGTTAGGAAGGTTTGCATATCCTGCCGCACTTCTAAATGCCATGAGTTTTCTCCTTTAAGAAAGTGCATAAAAGAGCTAACGAGGGACACTTCAAGGCTGACAAGGATAGGGTGGGAAGAAGATCCGGCCTAGATTATCAGGTAGTTGAAGGCTAGGGTTAGCCTTTGAAAAAGTGGGGGAGTTTCATTACTCCCCTCACTAAATGGTTTAGATGGTGGTTCCGAATGGAAGGCATCTTTTAGTATTTTGTAGCTATTATATCATAGTGATATTTGTTTGTCAAGTAAAAAATTAACGAGCACCTCCAGAAATATCATAATCAAAGTTACCACTACGGATAGCTTTTTCAATATCTTCTTGGAATCTCTCAAAGTCAGCACCAGATAATTGTCTTACTCTGGACTCTGACCAAGAGTTTTTACCCTCTGTTAATTCTTCTGAACGCTTACTGGTCCTTACAGACTTGGCTGCGCCCGTGTCTTTGTTCTTTGCTTTCTTACCAGTCTCTGATTTATACAGATCAATGGCTTTAGCTGCACCTAAAAAGTCAGTGTCATTTTCATACAGAGCACTTTGAATCCATTTAGGTTGCTCATTAACCCAGTCGTGGAAGTCTTTATCTTGTCGTAAATCATCGTAGTCTGGATGAAGCCTAGATAATTCAGTCTCAGCTTTTTCTCGCTCAATCCTAAGTTCTAATTCTTCGACTCGGCGAAGCTTTTCTTCTACGTCGTTACTAGCCTCCATAGCTTTTTTAGAGGCGATTGTTTCTACAATCTTTGCAACATCAGGATATTGCTCAGTCCACTTTTCAAGCTCTTCATCAGATTTAGGTAGTTTAACTTGTTTCTTAGTTAAAGCCTCTACTTGATCTTGAAGCTTTTGTAGCTGGCGTTTATTTTCATCTTGAATTTTTTGCGTGTGGCGACGTAGATCACCATATCTTTTTTTGTATGTCTGTTCCTCTGCACCTAGTTCTTGCTCTGCTTCTTCTTCGCGTTGAGCTTCTACATCTTTGTTTCGCTCTGCTTCCAACTCTGCAATCTCTTGCTCATCTTCAGAAACTCTATCTCGCTTATATTTAATAGTAGCAACGCGATCTTCTTGTACTTCAGCCATAGTCATGGTCTTCTCCTTATTGGGGGTCTTTAGTAGCCTAACACCATGTTAGGGGTAAAAAGTAGCCCTCGTGAAATTATCGTTGAAAGAAAGAACCTCTAGTGTATTCTTCTCCTAGCTGACCAAATCTAAGAGCCTCTACAGGATCTACTTTATATCTTTTACCGCCTTTTGAGCGTTCTAGTTCTTCAATTAACTTTTTAGTCTTTTCTGTTTCATCATCCTCTTTAGCTTGCTTAGTAATGGGGTCATCTGGTTCACCGCCACCGATGTCTCTATCGTCTACATCAGGCCCAGCCGAGTCTGGATCAATATCATATCCTGCATCAGAGAGCTTACCCATTATCGAGGATATACCTTTAGCAGCAAGCCCTATTGGCCCCAGAAGAGCAGCTAGATGACCAGGCATGTCTGTCTTACTTTTCGGAGTAGTAAAGTCACGCGCAGCGTCTTCTAGTCTTCCCATAAGACCTAGGTCATCTTCGTCTTTATCCTCGCCCCCTTCATCAAGACCTGTTCCAAAACCTTGATCACCATAAGATCTATCACCGGTATCTAAATCAAAACCCTCCATAGAAGTATCTTCTTCATCTTCTTCACCTAGAGTATCATCTTGCCCAATATCGCCGCCTTGTTGAAAAGGCATAGCCATCATACCGCTAGGGTGTGGCTTGGCAACAACAAGAGTAGTCTTAACAACACCTTTAGGTTCTTTTAGATAATCCATCTCATCATCGTCTTCCTCAACCATACCATTTTCATCTACGTTTTCGATGATGTCGAGATCTTCCATTTGTTGAAGTTCAGATAAAGCACCTTTATGCATAGCTACGATTTGTTGTAGGCCAATATACCTTACAACATTGGCAGGTAACACATACTCTCCGGTAGACAGGTACGCTGGGATATCGTCGGCCACTTCTTCTGGTGTTGCGCCTGGAGGAGGATCAGCAGGTTCTTCATCGTCGTCTTTAACAAAGTCAGCTTCTTTTTCAATTGAACCACCCTCTGCTGCTGTAACAACTTCTTCATTTTTATCATCACCTAACATACTAGCAACAAACTCACCAACAGACATATCAGCAGATGCTTTACGAGTTTCTGGTTCTTCTTTAAGAGGGGCAGTTCTATCCTCCTCTAAGCCAGGAGAAAACTCTTCTTTCATCTCCTCGTCTTGACGTTGCTTATCTTCTAAATTTTGCCTGTCAAGCTCTTGCTGCATTTCATCCATCTCTTCTTGGGTGAAACCTCTGGTCCGATCTGCATCACTTTTGAGCAGCATCTCCATTTGCTTTTCAGTCATCTCTGCCATAATTAATCCCTTCTTGCTGATCCCTGCACTTCATCTTTCATGTGCATTAGTTTTTTTAGCGCAGTAACTGCACCCTGCGCCCTATGCAGAGTCGCTGCATCATCAGACTGTTCTAATACACGATGATGCTCATTAATCTTCTCGTTCAAATATAATTCTAGTAACTCTGTAAAACGTGCTGTATTAACTAAAGGTAAAACTTGTTTAGCAAGTTTAGTATCCATTACCCACCTACTTGTTGAAGTGCTTGTAATAATTCAGGGGGAAGCTCTTGTTGCTGTTGTTGAGGTGGTCTTTGATCTCCACCACCTGTAGGAGCACCTTGCTCACCTGGAACAGGAGCTTGACCAGTACCAATAGTTCCGCCACCAGTACCCATTGGGTCTTGTCCGACAGCAGCTTGTGCAGGATCACCCATTGCTTCTTTTTGCATCTGCTGCATCATCAAGGCTTGTCTCATAGCCTCTTCTGGACTATTAGTAATTTTATCTACATCTAAATCCATTGTAGCTGCGATCTCACGCATGATATATGGAAACTTAGCAAAAGGAGCTAAGGTAGGATTGCTGACAATCTGTAAGAAACTAATGAGTCGTTGTGACCGAACTTCATTCTGCATAAAGCTTTCAGTTCCACGAGCCTTAACTTCTAGGTCACCTTTCAGTTCTGGATCAAAATCAAACTGCATGTTAAATGCAAACATAGCTTCACCCAAAGGACGAAGTAAAAAATCATCTAAGTTTTTAATCACAGTACGAATAGAACCACTAGCAGCACCCATCAGCATAGAGATACCAGATGCAGTTCGACCAGTGCCTTGAACACCTGTCTGCCCATAAGAGTACGACGGTAGACCAGAGGACTCATCAGCAAGAACACGCGCCTTATCAAAGAGCATCATGTTCTCACCAGACACATTAGGAAACTTCGTACCAAAGATTGCTTGTCCTGGCGCACCGCCTTGTCTGCGGAAGACCTTACCAGGATAAACAGTTAAGTCCTGACCAGGAGTCAGGTTAGATTCGTCTACTTCGATTAACAGGTTCCCAGAGAGAACAGCGTTGTCAACTGCTAATCGCATGAAGCCATTCATGAGAGTTTGCGTATCATCCATGTTCTCAGCGAGTCCCACGCCGAAGAAAGAGTATGGGTTAACTTCGTAAGGGGTCGCAAAATAAGGTATTCTTTTAGGCGTGAAGGGATTAATAACAAGGCGTAATACTTCTCCGTTACATACCCAGCAATTAATTTGAACTTCATCTTCATTTTTGTAATCATCGGGAATCTCCAAATTATTATCACGAGCTATCTGAGCATCAACAGTACCCCAAAACTCTAAAACCTCGTATCTTTCAATATCAGTGCCTGAGTAAGCTGAGTTACCCTCGGCAGTTTGATTGTCATCAAGATCGTTTTCCCACCATTCTCTAGTGTAGTCAGGGCCATACTTAATTGCTTCTTCAATTGCATCGTTTCTAAAGTAAGGACGCTTTTTAAGATACCTAACTTGAGAGCGTGTCATTCTATGCCGCTCGACAACATAATCACAATCGTACATGCTGTAAGCATCGGGATCAGGATAGAAGTTCCAGATTGATGTATGTTCTACCTGTGGTACTGTTTTCATAATTGGGTTATACTCACCATCCTCACCCCAATTAGAATATTCTTTATCAAAAGCAAATGGACCTTTCATGATCCCAGTGCCAAACGTCACACATTCAAAACAACTATGTCGTAGATGTCGAGTAGCAGCAGATTCTTCTAACTGATCCTTAATCTTCTTTTCCATCTTTTTAGCAGCAACCATAGCAGGTTCAAAAGTTAAAGAAGTAGGAGTTGCACCTGGACCTTCTTGGACGTTTTTAAAATCTTTTAAATCTTCTCTAAGAGGTCCAAGTTTATCTGAGATATCTTCTTTGTCATCTCCTTCAAAACCAAACCGATCTATTAATTCTTGCTCGGCTGCCTCTACCGCAGGATCTATGTTAACTGTATCTGCTACGCCTTCAGGTAGAGTAGTAGGATCTACACTAATCGGAAACTTGTTCTGACTAAACAGTACATCAATTAGCTGACCATACGCCGCCAGCACTTTCGTTTTCGTAACCTTAATAAACACACGCGACTTTTCCGTTTCAGTAAATTGAACTTCTGGGCCATAGATGCCCCGATAATTTCTATACGATTGTAGCCATCTTGATTCATCATGATACCTTGCATCCTTTGCTCTTTCAAATCTATCTTCAACGTAACTCACAATGTTACTGTACGAACCTCTATCTTCCTCATCGTCATCAAGAACATTAATAATATCATTTTCGTAGGTATCGGACATAGTAACTCCTGTTAATATCCAAATCGGTTGTCAGAAGGACGCCAATTTATCTTAGGTGTATTTTCATACGCAGTTCGTAAGTTAGTTGGCCTAGAAGAAACCATATACCTCAGTGCATCATAAGCATGATCTTCAGCATGGGTATCTACATCTTCTGGGTTTCTTTTATCTAGTGGGATAGATGCTAACTGTCTAATTACATTAGGACACGTTTCAAAAAATCTAATCCCTGGTTCTTCAGTATCTTCATCGACCATTAGTCTTTTGTGAAT